CGCTAATTTAGTGCATCTTCAAGGGCGTCGATTAACTCATTATCAAGCGTATTTTCTGACTTATTAGCCAAGTGTTTTGCTGTTGCTAAACACACTCTTTTAATGAATGTCTCTGTTAATAATTTAACTGCTAAATACTTAGCCAACGTTGAAAACATGCTTTTCCCCTAGTTTGTTTATTCTTTCTTCAAGTGATATTAACCGCTGTTTTAGCCAGCTTATATCAGTACGATTAACAGCAACCGAGACAAACACGGTCACAACATTACTTGCAATAATAATTAACGTGCTTTCAGTCATAGCTCGACCCCGCTTGCTGCTCGTATTGTTGACGCGTCGATAATATTACCTATCAACTTTCTATAAACAGGCTTTACGCGCCTTTCATGGTCGAGTATTTCCGCTAAAAAATCTTTGTGCCTATCGTGTGTACCAAGCCACGCTTTTATCCTGTCATCATAAGCAATAAAATCATCCTGCAGGGCGTCACGCGTTAGCACAAAACCCGCATTAGGGAATTTCACATAATTGGAGCCGTTCACCAAAAATTGAAGCTCAGCTAAAAAGTCCGCAATTGGTTTGGTGGCTGTTTTTGCTGCATTATCGGCCTTTTGATAAAACCAAACACCAACACCCGCCGCCAATATCCAAACAAAGTTTTTTGTCAAAAAGTTAGCCATAAAACCCCCATTCGAACCCCTTTTTTATTTCGTCATAGGTATATGGATTGCTGCCATTTTCCATGTCAATCATCGCAGAAATAACGGCGGGATAGGTTTCATCATTTAACTTTTGATTTCTCGGTATGCCTGTTTTATTAGCAACAAAGTTAATATAATTTTCCGTGTCGTTTTCTTCCTCTGGTGCCCAACGCGCTATGATACCCTCTATACTCTCAAGGCCATACTTAACCGCATACGTGCGCAAAATACGCGCCCCCGCTCTAATACCGTGAACAGGGGTTTTAAATTCCTCAAAAGTAGGGTCCAAATCAAGCTCATGCTCACCTTCCCACTGTGCGCCGCCGTCGCTACCTTCTTTGATATTTAACGGATTATTATTTCTCAACCCGCGCGCCGCTTCATTAATTTGAGTCGGGAACATTGCCACACCCAACGCCGCCGCCGTTGCCAAAAACATGTGTGCTTTTTTCATTATGTTCGCTCCATTAATATTTGAGCGTAACCCTTTACGGTTAGTAGAGGGTCATCCGAGTAAACCTCTATAAACGTTGTAAATGACTCATCATACCAATCGTGCTGAACCTCTTGAACTGCGTCATAATCAAGCTCTGTTTCCACAGGGAAAACGCGGTGAACTCCCGCGCTTAATGTAACCATCACATCCAGCGTATTATCATCAAAGTCATACCCACTGTGTGAACCTGTACTCCCATAACTTGTGTATTTTATTAGTGTGTCTGTTGTCTCGTCGCCCTCTGTTATATAGAACGCTGGCTTTACTGATATTGACGTATAATCCCCTAACCCATCCACACCTTTTGACTTGTGCCTAACTCTAGCTTTTAAACTAAACGGAACCCCGTCCAGCTCTGGCGGGACATCAATATCAAAGAACGGAACGTTATTTGCTTCAAGCGCCGTCCTACCTTCGTTTTGCGCGTATTTTGCGCGTGCTGAATACTCCTTAAAAACTCTAATTTCCTCATCCGACACCCAATAATTCACAGACCCAAAAGTGTTTATCTGAAACTCCTGTCCCGCTTCAAATTTTCTTCCACCATCAACAATGCCGTTCAGGGCGGTCATATTTTCACCACCTATCCAAATATCAACGGGCGATTTTATTGACGCTCTATTCCTTGAAGCATCCTCCGGTAGCAATTCCCGCACACCATCCCTAAGTGGTATTTGAAACGAGTTTACATCTCTTGATTTTGTTGTTTGCTCTTGAAACGAGTAATCTAAGTCTCCTACCCAATACTCTATCTCCTGCGCATACTCCGTGTGTAACATTACCGACGTGTAATTCATCCCTTTAATTGATACACCTTGTCTCACTATCGTTCTCAATCCCTCGCCACCATCAGCGCCATACGCCCTTAAAACCAACTCTCCAACCGCTTTTATTATTGTTATGTTATTCCCATTTTTAAACGTTTCGGCAAATTCACCCGCCGCTAATTTTTTTTTGACAATCATTAGTTAACCCCTTTAGAAATTGCATATAAACCCACCGCCGCTGATACTGCGACAATTCCAATCATTAGCGTTTTATTTGAGTCTTTAGCCAGTTGTTGACCGTCTGAACGGCTCATATTATCCGCAAATTGCATAGCTGTTTTACTTGCATCAAGCATATGCTCTCGCGCGTCATAATTTGACGCCGAAATATTATCTTGATATTGCGCCATTAAATCGGCACCAAATGCCATAGAATCGCGCGCCAAGTCTGTACTTTGATTACTTGTGAACTCAGCAAGTAACGCCATGTTATTATTAGACTGATTTAAGCTATCCATTGCGCCGCTGAACGTATCTAAACCAAAATTAAGGCTTTGCCCTGTCATTGTTGTGCTTGCGTCCATTACTTGCCCTGCAAGCCCTGCGTTACCTTCAATAGATGCCAGCATTGCATCACTACTGTATTGCATTGCGTCGGTCATCAAGTCACCTGTCACGCTTAACGCATCACGCCCAAAGTTTAACGAGTCTCGATTTATACCCTCGGCCATATCTAACGAGTCACGATTTACACCCTCGGCATAATCAAACCCGTCTGTGATTGCTTGCCCTGCAAACTCCGTTGAGCTATAAGCCATATCACTAGCGGCACCAAACGCCGCTTGTGTTGAGTCGGACATATAGCCGCCAATATCAACAAGCGCATCAACTAGGCCGTGGTCGGTCATCGTCACACTATTACCATTGCCATTAATTACCGCGCCTAGGTTATCCCCTTGCGTTGCAATGTTTGTATTTTCATTATTCGTGGTTTGATTGCTTGTGCTTTTTGAATTGCCGCCGCCAAATAAACCCATATTTCACCCCATAAAAAAGGGCGCGCGTTTGGCTGCGCGCCCTTTATCTTTTACAACTATTAAAATTAAATTACTTGCGCTTTATCACTAAAAACAAGCCAATGACCACCGCCCCGACAATTAACAACTGATTGTTGTTATTACTGCCAAAGTTAATCCCGCCGCCTGTAAAATTACCGCTTTGCGTTTGCTGGCCTGTTTCAGCACTTGAGCTTGAAGCAATACTCGGCATCCCGCCCATTGGTGACGCGCCCCCCATAGGCGCGCCACCCGCAACACCCATTAAAGCGCCCAGCATTAGCTTTTAGCCTTTGGTTTGCGCATCCAATCGCGCACGTATTCCGCTAAAATCGCACCCGCCGCAGATATAGCAACGCCATACGCAAAATACTTTAAACCCTTACCACTTGGCTTTTGCATTATTTGTTACCTCGCATTACCAAACCTAAAACCAAAAGACCACCAAAGCCCAATAAAAGTGTTTTTTGTGGAACACCAAAAACCAATGTTTCGCTTGGTTGCGCCGCTTTTTTTGGCGCTTCAACAACAACCGCTGCGCCGTTATCTAGCTCTGGCGTCATTGCTTGCTCAACTCGACCTTGACCCGTTGACGCTTTAGCCGCTTTTATTTGCTCAACTCTTGCCCATCCACTGATTAACGCATCAAGACCCGTTGAAACATTGCCCCACACACTTTGATTTGTGGGAACGCTAGTTGGTACACTTGTATTCATAGCACCCCCTTATTAAAAGCCGTTGCGCGACCATACACCCATATATTCAACAATAATTTCTGCTTGTTCATCCATTGTTGAATCAATTTTAAGGCGTAAGTCTTGGATCATTTGGTCTAGTAAAACGCTTTGATAAACATCACCTTCAAGCATAAAGTCGATTGTATAAGTGTTATCAAGAACAGCTTTTCCGTACTGCTCAAGAATGTAGTCGTTATCGGCTTTTTTCAGAAGGTCGCGCCATTTTGTGCCGTCAATTTGAAATTCAACCGCGTCAACGCCTGCCGCTTTAATATGAATTGCGGCGATACGGTAGCCTACAGGCCTTGGTAAGTCTGCGATTTCTGTTGTACCGTTGTTTAGCTGCTTGAAAAAATTGCGGCGCATAGTCAACCAGCTTGGCGCTGTGCCTACTGACTTTTGAGCGATTGCAGATAATTTAGGGCCTGCCGCCGCTTCATCAATATCAAATTTAATTTCACACGTTGTTAGGCCGACCGTACCTAATGCAAACATACGCTGCTGAACCAAATCCGTTACGTTCACGCCTTTCATTTCTGGACGCACAAAATGGAATGAAACAACACCCGCTTTAATTTTTCGCTTATGTCGTGTATTTTCCAAAATCAAATCATTTAGCGTTTTGTATGTACTAAGTAATCGACCGTCTAATTCAACGCGCACGTTTTTAATTTGCGACGGTGTAACACCTGAATATCTAAGGTCTATCACTTCATAAGTTTGACCAATCGGTAACTTGATAGAGCAAGAATTACCAGCGGCAACATTTGGGATAGAATTTAAGTTTAAAAAAGAACGCATTTAAAACCCCTCTTAGCTAATTAAACGTTTTACAGAACGCAAAGCACTTACTTTGTTTACTGCTGCTAATACGCCAAGCGTAATCAGCACTGTTTTGATTGTGGTTTTATTAATCATGGCTAAAGCCCTATTTTGTGTTGTGTTTAAAAGAGGGGTTGACTTTAGGTAGCATGGTTTTTTTCCGCACCACCTAAAGTAAAGCTCTAAATTAATTTGAGGTTTTTATAGCTTTTGCTCTTTTTGAGCTTTAGCTACTTAAACGTTAAAGTTTTTTTCTCGGTTGGCCTTGTTCCATCCTTTAGCCAATACTGAACTTGTTTTTTTGGTATGTTCTCTAGTTGCTTAATCTCTCTTGTTGATAAATCCAAATTATCAGCCATTGAGCGCCAAGCGCTTGCAGAATTAAGCGCCCCACAAAATTTAAAATTACATTGCCTTACAATGGTTTTATCTATCTCTTGTGGGCTTTGGGTTGCAACGTAAAGCTGGACGCCATATTTGCGCCCCTTGCGTGACAACTGCCCCCAGTGGGGTGAAGCTTTACCAATTCGCGCAACGTCGGCCAGTTCTTCAACTATCACAACCATTGGCGCGCCAGCGTGAGAAATTGCAAACACCAACTGACAAAAGCGCTCGAAATTTTCTTCTGTTGGCTCAACAGTTAACGCGCAACGAATAGCACCAAAACCTGATTTTTTAACCAGCTTTTCAAACTGCTTTATGCTGCGCACTCTTGGAAGTCGGTAATCTTCGTCAACATCCCACGCAAGCACCCGCGCCCCTTTAAAATCAACTTGGTCTCGAATAAATGCGCTTTTCCCTGAACCAGTCGCACCCACCACTAAATGATGGACATTAGGTAAAGTTGGGTCTGTTCTCTCAATCTGCTTTTTTGTCGTCGTTCTCAACTTCAATCACCTTTCTTTTATTTAATTGAATATCAACAACAACACGCGGGGCAAACATGCCCACACTGACAGCAACAAGCGCCCACGCTGGCGATAGCTCTGTATCTGGTACAGAGCCATCAACCGCCTTTGCAAGTTGCTTTAACTCTTTAGTGCTTACGTTCCAATGCTCCCCGCGTCGCTCGGCCAAGTAATCAGTTAAAAACATGACACCCATCCCGACCAACTCACCAACGGCCATACCTATTGCATCGTCGGTTAATTCGTCGCTTTCATCATCGTCATTTACAACCGAATCAATTAGCGTTTTTTCATCATCGTCGAGTAAGTCGCTAAAATCTGGCGCGCCCAAATCTTGCTCAACTTCTGGCTTTTCTTCAATTTGCTTTTTTGCTGCTGGCATTATTCATCATCCACTAGAAAATCTAAAAAACTGCGCTTTTTATTTGGTTTAACTTGCTCGGCTTTGGCATCTTCTGCCGCTTCAATTGCCGCATCTTCACTCTCAACACCGTTTAACGGTTTCATATTTTTACTGATAAACGCCTGACCACTTGCGCCTGTGCATTGAATAGTGCCGCAACCGTCCGCAAACGTTGCGCCTGTGCATCGGTAATACAGCTTTTTTTTGCGGTCTTTTTGCCTGTGTACCGTCGCTTCATCATTACCGCATAACGGACAGGTTATTTTTGCAATTGTGGGGTTCATTTTGTACGCAACTCCGCAATTTTTAATCTATCTTCAAGTTCTGCCATTCCTTTTGCGAGTAAAACGCTTAATTTGCGCTGAGCTTTTGCAAGCGCCATTGCTGCGGCTTTTAATTCAAACGTACCCGCTTTTTCAACGCGCTTTTCAAGTACGCCCACGGTTTCAATTTGTGTGTAGATATCTCTATTCATAACCCTATGCTCTCTTGTGTAAGTTGGTTGTTTTTAACTTTAAATTCGGTGATTGTTTTAAGCTGCTCGTCTACTTCGTAGTAAGTTGCCCCCCTTAAAACATTGTTTCTTATTTCTTTAGGGATAAAAGCGATTGGATTTAATCTATCACCCGCGCCTATTTGCCAATCATTGGCGGGGTGGTTACAGTTATTTTCAGTGCTCCAAGGGGCGTCGCTGTCGCTCCTTTTTTTAAGAGCAAAACGCATAAGACGCGTTTTTAAAACATTACTGCAACTCTCTAAACCTACGACTCGTTTCTTTTCTTCTCCGTACTCATTAAGCCCATCAGCCACACGGGAAATTTGAATAGGTCGCTCAGAACGCTTTGCAAACGCGCCACCCATAAGATTAATAAACTGCGCAAACTGTGAATTATCAGCAGCGCTGAAAATTTCGCGTAATACATCTGTTGATTTGTCGAGCATTTCAGGCTTTGCACGTCTAATTTCACGCCACACACCAACGCTTGCACCACCAACAAACTGAAATTGACGAATGCGCCAACGACTAGCCCAAGCACCCACATTAAGCACAAGCCCATTTTCATTATTAAACTCACCACCTGTTTCATTGTCTTTTTCACCTTCTATATGATTTGCATTGATATTTTTTGAAATATATTTAGCAATATAACCAACCGCTGACCCCTTCGACGGGTCTATATTTTCAGCAGTAAAACGCGCCTGCTCTGCGCCTTTTTCGTCACCATCAATTTGCATTGCATAGCCACGTAAAGCCTTTGTTGTTACTTGCTCATGTTCTGGAAGCATAAACAAAAGCATATGCCAGTGCGGGGTTGCATCGTGATGTGGCTCAACAACGCGAACGCCAAAAACAGGTACGTCGATTTTATTTAATTCTGCGCGCGCTTTTGCCCACTGATTAACTAAAAAAGCTTGTGTTTCTTTAGGGGTTGCATTGTTGTATTTTTTGCTATTTGCGTGATATTTACTTGGGGCTGTGATTGTGTAAAACACGGCTTTCATGCCCTGTTCTTGCGCGTATTCTTCATAGCCGCGTATTCTCACCATTAATTCAACTCGGCGTATTTCAGGATTAGAGACTGACCCTTTAAACACCTCGGCCAAATCAAGCGTTGTTTCTCCGTCGTCGCTTTCAAGCTGCATTGAATCAAGCCATTTCTGTTGACTTTTCTTTGCATATTTAAACTCGTTAACGGCCTGTAACGACGCGTATGGGCTTTTTTTCTTATTAACTAACCCAAGTGTTATGTTTAAGTGTTCAAGTGTCATATCGCGCGCCCTGTTGAGCTTACGCTGCCACCACTTATCACAAGTCATACGTCTAATAGCTATTTCAAGCTTATCGGCCAATATTTCAGGATTACCGCCCTTTTTCATAAACGCTTCATAAGTTGAATACGCGGGAGCGGTATCTATTTGATTTATTGTGAACTCTGCAAGCTTTTGATACTTGCTGATAACAAGCGCCGTTGCTTGCTCAAGCGTCATTGATTTATCAAAATCAACTATTCCCATTTGCTGACAAATTAAAGCTAATTGCTTTGCTTTATCTTTGCGGCGCTTATCGCGTTGTAATTCGGTAATGTTTAAAGGTGAACGGGTAACAATTTGATCAACACGTTTGACTAATTCACGCATAAAAATATTTGCGCTTTTCTCGGGGTTTTTTGCAGTTGTAGAATTAAAGCGCGCCGCGTAAAGCTTTGCCGCGTGTCTGCGTAGGTAGGTTGTAGGGATTTTTTTTAATTGTTCTTTTGCATACTCAGCAGCCTTGTCAAAACCAAAAGCAGGCGAGCAAAAAGGAACGGGGCGGATTAACTCAATCGGTTTTAATCCGCCTTTTATTGGTTCGTGACCTATCGCAATACTACGCATCAAGCAAAAGCTCACACCAGCGACACATTGCATCATCTAACTTGTGAGCAACAACCGAGCAAACCGAGCAATCATAACTATGTAGTGAGTCGATTAAATCACTTATCCCTTCAATTTGCTTAGGCTCTGGCTCAACTCCCAAAGGTATTGAAATCTCTATTTGGTCAACCCAAACCTTCGCAAGCCTAACAGAATGACAAACTAGCAACCCTTTTGATATGCCTCTCTGACTCATAACGTCACCATTCTATTTTGAGTGGCAAGCGATAAAGCGCGACGGCGTAATTCTTCACCAGCTAAAGCTGATTCCTGAGCTTTAGCTTGTTGTTGTAATTCTTTGTCTTTTTGAAGCGCTGATTTTTTGCTGTTTAACATCAGGCGTAATTGAGCAACTTTGCCTTTAGCATATTGGGTAAATTCATCATCGTTTCTGTATTGTGTAGCGTCTATATACATATTTTTTCACCTTTGGCTGATTAAAAAACTTGTTCACTCTGGCGTCATAAAAAAGCGGTTACTGTATATAAAACCAGTAACCGCCCAGCCAAAGATTAGCAGCGGTTGCCCTTGCTAAAGGTGATGATAGTCATTAGCTCCGCACTAGGTCAATGCCTCCGCACTAATGCAATAGCTGTTGACTAGGTCTATAATCAAATTAATTGAGACGGGTAACGAGTACAAAACTTATGAAAATAACAACTTCGATTGAACTGCTTGATTGGTTTAAAAGCGTTGTAGATATTGACTCTGACTATATGGTTAGTAAGTTAACAGGCATCCCAAAACAAACACTTAGCACTGTAAGAACTGGAAACTCTGAATTTTCAGACTACACAGCATTAAAGCTTTTACTGGTAGGTGAACACCCCGAACCCTTAAAGGGCATGGCTTTGCTTGAAGCTCACAAGGCCGAAAGAAATGGAAATGAAGAACAGGCTAAATTGTGGCGAAAAAGCGTTGCTTAAGTAATTAACACCCCCGTCAAAATGTCGTTGTTGTTTTGGGTAAAGGTAGGTAAATAAGGGGCTGTAGGCTGTTGACGTGCTTACGATTTATATTATGTTAAATAACTATAAATCCGTCATTCTGTCGCCTTTTCCCTGTTGCGTGTTAAAATCCTATCTAACTGTTATTTATATAAGTTTTCTATAATTTACCATTAATCAATTTTATTAATTGAACTCTGTTTAGCAATCTAAAAAAATCATCGTTAAATCTTCCGCGCTGGTTAAATAACTATGTCAATGGAACTCAAAGGATTAATATGACTGATTTCAAACAATTACTTTTTAGGGCTGGCTTTATGAATTTTGGCAAGCTTGACCGACGCGCCGCAATGGAGTTTTTATTTATAAATTCAGAGCGAACGCTTGAACGCTGGATTGCTGAAAACAAACCATGCCCCCGCGCTGTTGCTATGCTTAAGCAGCGCATTAACGGCGGTATGGCTTTACATAAAGACTGGGGCGGGTTTTATATTTGTCGGGGCGGTTATTTGTGGACACCGCGCGGTAAAAAATACGATGCGAGTTATATTAACAAGCTGGATTTTTTACAAAGCTCGGTGCGCTACAATGAAAGCCATGTTAACGCGCTTCAAAATCAAATTGACCATTTACATGACTTGGTTGCTGCGAGTGAAACGCTTAAAACAATTGGCAATGATTTGATTAAAATGTCGGACTCTTTAGCACTAAAAGAAATTGTAATGAAATACGGCGATAAACAACGCGCCTAAACTTAAAAAGGCCGCTAAATTGCGGCCTTATTTTTAAATGTTTATATTTTTCAATATATTACAAGGTTTGCCCAGG